AAAATATAAATATATGATGGGACAGGCACATGCCTATTTAAAAATATCTCAGGATATCTCTAACCTGCTAAATAAGAAGGAGCAAAATGAAAAAGGAAGCGTCATCAAATTCAGCACCAAAGATTAAATATGCTTTGGCAGAAAAATACGAAAAAGAATCTAAGGATCAATATCAAAAAGAAGTAGACGGTTACGAACGTTTAAAATCTAAAGAATCAACTAAATTACCAAAACCAACTGGATGGAGAATGTTAGTTCTTCCATTTAAAATGCCTGAAAAAAGTAAAGGTGGTTTGTACTTTGGTAAAGATACTTTAGAGCGACAACAAGTTGCTTCAACATGTGGATTAATTTTAGAAACAGGTCCAGATGTTTATAATGATAAAGAAAAATTTCCTGAAGGTCCATGGTGCAAGAAGGGTGATTGGGTAATCTTTGCACGATATGCAGGAAGCAGAATTCAAATTGACGGGGGTGAAGTACGTTTGCTAAATGACGATGAAGTACTTGCAACTATAGATAACCCCGAAGATATACTTCATCAATACTAAAACATAGAAGGAGAAACCTATGCCAGAAGAAGAAAAGAAAACAGTTGATATCGACACTTCAGGTCCAGCAATGGATGTTGATATTCCTGAATCCAAAAATGAGGCCGACGTTGTAGAAAAAGAAGTTCCTAAAGAGGAACCTACAATTAGACCCGTGGAAGAATCCACTGAAGATAAAAGAACCTATGAGAAAAAGAAAGATCATGGGACAGATATCTCTTATGAGAATGAGAGAGAGGTAAAAGTAGAGAAAGACGAATTGAAAGATTATAGCGAAGGCGTACAGAAAAGAATAGCTAAGTTAACTAAGAAGTGGAGAGAAGCAGAACGTCAAAAAGACGAAGCTCTTTCATATGCTCAAAGAGTAATGAGAGATAAAACTGTTACTGAAGCTAAACTTAAAAAAATAGAACCTAACTTTCTTTCTGTAAGCGAAGAAAGTATCACAACAGGTATTGAAGCAGCTAAAGCACAACTTGGAGCAGCTAGAGAAGCACAAGATCTCGGCGCTGAAGCAACTGCAATGGCTAAGATATCTGAATTAGGATACAAACAAGCGAAGCTAACTGAGACTAAGGAAGCTCAGGCAGCTTTTGAAAAACAACAAGCGGAGAAAAAACCTGAACCTACATTAGGTAGACAAATGGCGGCAAAAGGAACACCTGATCCTAAAGCTGAAGCATGGAGTGATAAAAACCCATGGTTCGGTCAAGATACAGCAATGACTTATACTGCTTTTGATTTACATGCTAAATTAGTAGATCAACAGGGTTTTGATCCATCAAGTGACGAATATTATGCGGAGATTGATAAACAAATAAGACTTGAATTTCCCCATAAATTTGATAAGAAGAATGTAACGGATTCGACTATTCCACCACAAACAGTAGCCTCAGCGAGGCGAAGTGGGAAAGCTGGTCGCAAAACAGTGAGGCTCACGCCGTCTCAAGTTACAATCGCTAAAAAATTAGGTGTGCCACTTGAAGAGTATGCGAAACAATTAAACATCACGAAGGAGGCGTAAGCATATGAGTAACGATAAAAAAACTTCCCGTGCGAGTCAAACAAGAGAAAAAGAATCTCGAAAAAAAGTTTGGTCTCCACCATCATCTTTAGATGCACCCCCTGCACCGTCAGGATTTCAGCATAGATGGATAAGAGCTGAAAGTATGGGATTTGACGACACTAAAAATGTCCAAGGTCGATTAAGATCTGGATATGAATTAGTTAGAGCGGACGAATACCCAGATTCAGACTATCCTGTAGTTGAAAGCGGTAAACACAAGGGAGTGATCGGAGTTGGCGGCCTAGTGCTCTCTAGGGTCCCAAATGAGATTGTAAAACAACGTGCTGACTATTATGCATCACAGCATAATGATAAAGTCGAAGCGATGGATAAAGATCTTATGAAGGATGAGCATCAGAGTATGCCAATCGATATCGATAGGCAGTCTCGTGTAACTTTTGGTGGCTCAAAGAAATCCTAATATAGAATTTCTCAAACCATTAAAAATATATACTAACCCGTGCTGGAGGTTCCTTCGGGGACAGGCACATTTATAGGAGGCCTTTATGGCAAGAGCTAATAAAGACAGCGCCTTTGGTTTAAGAGCCATTGGCAAAGTGGGTCAGAATAGAGATAACCAAGGTTTAGGTGAGTACAGTATCACAGCTAACGATACTACTACTATCTATTTCCAAGATGCGGTTTCAGCAACAGCAGCAGGTACTATACACCAAGCTGCAGAATCTGAAGCGTTTCTTGTGGGATCACTTAATGGTGTTTTCTACACAGACCCATCAACAAGCAAGCCTACGTGGAGCAACTATTATCCAGGAAGCACAAACGCTTCTGATATAGCAGCTTTCGTAAGCGACGACCCGTATGAAAGATTCGAGATTCAATCGAACAAATCTACTGCGCACGCGCAAACAGATGTGTTCATGAATTTTGACATCGATGTAAATGCAGGAGACAGTGCTAACTACGTTTCTAAATCGGAGTTAAAACACTCAACTGCAACTACAGGTACGGCTCAAATAAAAGTAGTAGGTGTTTCAAAAGACATTGAAAATAGTAACTTAGGTGCTTCAACAGTAAACTTTGTTGTTATGATCAACGAACACTTATATAATGCCAAAAATAACGGCATATAATAGTTAGAATAGGAGATAAAAAATGGCTATATCAAGAGGACAACTAGTTAAAGAACTAGAACCAGGCCTGAATGCACTATTCGGACTGGAATATAAACGTTATGAGAATCAGCATGCTGAGATATATGTAACTGAAACTTCAGACAGAGCGTTTGAAGAAGAAGTTATGTTATCTGGTTTTGCAAACGCTTCAGTTAAACCAGAAGGTTCTGGCGTAGTTTTTGACAATGCTCAAGAAACTTACACAGCTAGATACACTATGGAAACTGTTGCACTTGCGTTCGCAATCACTGAAGAAGCGATTGAGGACAACTTGTATGACAGACTTGCGTCTAGATATACAAAAGCATTAGCGAGATCCATGGCTAACACTAAACAAATCAAAGCAGTTGATCCATTGATCAATGGGTTACCGCAAACTGCAACTTTCACTTCTGGTGACGGTTCTGCATTGTTTGCAACAAACCACCCAACGATTGCTGGAACAGTAAGTAATACTTTGACAACTCAAGCAGACCTTAATGAAACTTCATTAGAGCAGTCTTTAATAGACATTGCTGCAATGACAGATGAAAGAGGTTTAAAAATTGCTGCAAGAGGAATGAAAATGATCGTTCCACCTGCAAACCAATTTAACGCTGAGAGACTTATGAAGTCACAAGGTAGAACTGGTACAGCTGATAATGATATCAATGCAATCGCATCTATGGGAATGGTTCCTCAAGGTTACAGAGTGAACAACTTCTTAACTGATGCAGATTCTTGGTACCTTATTACTGACGTGCCTAATGGCATGAAGTACTTCGAAAGAACTCCCATCAGAACAGCGATGGAAGGTGATTTCGATACTGGAAACGTTAGATACAAAGCTAGAGAAAGATACAACTTCGGTGTATCTGACTATAGAGGTATCTACGGCGTTCAAGGTGCTTAATAAGTAAATTATTTTGTGGCGGGACATAGTCTCGCCACAATCTTATGATAGAAAGAGAGAATGCACCCTAAAAACTTCAGAATAAAAATTGCGGCCTATCAATATGGCTCAGATTTTGTTATATCTTGCGTAGAAACCCCAGAAAATATAGAAAAGGCAATCCTTGACAAATTGGGACAAGGAGATATAAAATGGGAATATCTTGGAGAAATGAACGATCCCAAGATAAATAGAATAACCTATGAGGAGGTTATAGATGGAAGTGCATCAACATCTACAGGATCTTTACAAGCACAAAAGGAGCCTGGAGTTAGAATGGGAGCAGGAGCATCTTAATGAGGGTAGATATACTCTCAATATGGTTAAGATTGATCATAAGGTCAGAGAAGTAATAAACCATATTAAACAGGCAGAAGCTAAAAAAGAACTTTTGCAGCATAAGGTGGAAGACGCCGCTCCACAAGTTTCCGTAGCTACTTAATAAAAAGCTACATCGTTGGAAAAATCCAATCCACATCACAGGGGCTCTTGCGCTCTATTAAAAACTAAGCTATAACTATTTTACTATACAATTAATTAATTGGATATCGACGCGTATAGTCGACGGCCTAGAGGCGATATCCTATAAACTAGGAGAATAAAATGGCAAGATCAACGTTTAGTGGACCGGTAAGATCCTTAAGAGGATTCTTAGGAACAGGTCCAGAAATGCAACAATCAATATCAGGTACTGTCGATGGCGGTACGGATAATGCAGGTATTGATAAATATCAAGGGAAGGTTTCATTGATTACAAACAACACAACTGTTTTCAATTTACCTTCAATCATCGATACTGCAAATTCTACAGTAGCAGGATCTGATGATCCAAACTCTACAAACAGAGTTGGATTGTATTATCAGTTCTTAGTAACAGCAAACCTTTCAGGAAATACTTTCACTTTGAATGCAGGAACTGCAGCGGGTAGAAGTACAGCTGATGTGTTTAGAGGGACTGCCTTCTATAATAACACAGCAACTGATCCAGGAGTGGTAACTGCATTTAATGCAGGTGGTACTGACACGCTTACTTTGGATGGTACTACAAGAGGTGGTCTTGAAGGATCATATATTCAATGTAGAGCAGTTGACGGTTTAATATGGCAAATTGATGCTATGTTAGTCGGCAATGGAACATTTGCTCAACCTTGGAGCTAATAGATAAATAATTATTGTGGGCCTTCGGGCCCACGATTAATAATTAAGGAGAAAAAATTATGACAATACAATCGCCTAACATAGCTTCAAGTTATGTAGACACAGAAGGAACTACAGTTCAAGTAGGAAGAACAAGAGTATATGGAGTTTATCTTGATAGTTTAGGAGTAGCTGGAGATTTTGTAATTCGTGATGGAAGCAGTACTGGAACAATAAAATTTAAAGTTGCAACACCTGCTGTCGCAGAATCTATTACAATTAATTTCCCTCAACCTATTCTATGTAAAGATAAATTGTATACAGCATTTACTACTGAACAAGTTTTATGTGCTACGGTCTTTCATAGTGGTGGAGACAGCAACTAGGAGGCATAAGTGGCTTTTTCAGGCACAAGTACATTCGAGAAAACATTCTCGGTCGATGATATTATTACTGAAGCTTTTGAAAGATTAGGCTTTTTTGATTATACAGGTAATGATCTTAGATCGGCGAGACGATCTTTAAATATTCTATTCCAAGAATGGCAAAATAGAGGTGTTCATTTTTGGGAAGTGGATAGTCATGCTTTCACACTGGCTACAGATCAAAATACATATACTATTTATAGATCACCTGCTGATGGAAACGCAGATGGAATTACTTCAAATTTAAGTGCAGCTATCAATTCTACAGATTTAACGATTCCTATGGAATCAGTAACCCAGATGCCTGCTTCAGGTAAAATTAGAATTAATTCAGAGGTTATAAAATACTCTTCTATTTCAAATTTAAATTTAATTGTTTCTTCTACAGCAGATAGAGGAATTGATGATACAACAGCAGCGGGTCATGCACAAAATGATCCGGTAACTAATTTTGTGGATATGGCTTCTGATATCTTAGAAGCGAGTTATAGAACTTTAACAGATGTAGATACACCCTTATCAAAAATTAATAGATCACAATATTCAGCTTTTTCAAATAAAATTTCAACTGGACAACCTTCTCAATATTGGGTTCAAAGATTTATAGATAGGGTTACAGTTACTCTATATTTAACACCTGGAGCGAATCAAAATAGTGACTTTATGCATTTCTATTATTTAAAAAGAATTCAAGATGCAGGAGCCTATACTAATGAAGCAGATGTAGTTAATAGATTTGTACCTTGTATGTGTGCAGGTTTAGCTTACTACATGGCTCAGAAAAAAGCTCCTCAAAGAGTTCAAGAAATGAAATTATTATACGAAGATGAATTAAATAGAGCATTACAGGAAGATGGATCACCAGCGAGTGTTTACATTTCACCTAAAACTTATTATCCGGAGATTTAATGGCAAAGTTTGCAAAAGGAAAATATGCATTAGCAATTTCAGATCGAAGTGGATTAGCTTTTCCATGGAGACAAATGGTGACGGAATGGAATGGAGCATTTGTTCATACTTCAGAATATGAACCTAAGCAACCACAGTTAGAACCAAAACCATTTGTTGCAGATCCTCAAGGACTAGAACAAGCTAGACCTGCAAGAACAGAATTTCCAACAGAAT